CTGGTCAATTTTTTGCCAGACAGAACCGTTGAAGATCAGCCAATCGCCTGCTTGCCAGTCAGTGATGCCGTTAAGGTTTGTGCTACCGGCCACCGAGACGACGTAGTAGTAGCCGTTGGTGCCCGTGCTGGAGGCCAGCGTCGGGGTGTTGGTCGAAGCGTTCCAAGTACCCTGATAGGACAGGCCACCAGCCACATCGGCCCAGGCCAAATCAGTTCCGTCAGTGGTGAGGAACTTACCCGCATTGCCCGTCTGGCTGGGGATCAGGTTGTTGATCTGAGTCTGGAGTGATGCGAGCGCATCAAGCACTGACTGAGAAGTGCCACCACCGTTGGTAATGACCTTGATCTTGTCCGCCAGATCAGGGGCGACCACTTCGCCCACGTTGATCGTGCGGCCCGAAGACAGGCTGATGATCAGCGAGCCGTCAAAGTCAATGTGTGCGTCGGTGACCGAGACACCGTCTACACCATCTTGCCCGTCCACACCGTTGCGGCCGTCAGCACCCTTAGGCCCCATCGGGCCAGTGGAGCCGTCCCGGCCCGCACGGCCGTCGCGGCCATTGGTGCCGTCGCGCCCGTCTTTGCCGTCCTTGATGGAGGCAACGCGGCTTTCGATCTTGTTGCCCACCTCGTCGTAGCGAGACTTGATGTCTGACTCGATCTTCTTGAGCGCCTCGATCACCAGACGAGCCTGCTCGCCAACTTTTTGCTTTTGCAGCTCGCGGCTTTTGGCCATCGTGCCGCGAATGGACTCCAGAACAGCCTTTTGCTGTTCCTCGGACATGCCTTGGAGGATTAGCTGTTTAGCGAGGCTTTCAACGTCCATTGCCCAGCTCCTTGGTCAGCTCGTCCAAGAAGTCCTGCTCCATACCGCTGACCTTGTTTTGCTTCTCGGCCATCTGAAGCTCCACGATCTTGGACTTGTTCTTGATATCCGCTTCCTTGAGCATCAGCTCTGCGATCTTCACGCGCTTGTCGAACTCCTGCGACTCAGCGCCAGCAGGCAGGTTCTTGGTGGTCGATGCGATCACCTTGGCCTGCACTTCCTGCGGCATCAGTTGCGCCTCGGTCATCAGCTTGGTAGCCTCTGCCCGGTTCTGCTCGGCCTGCGTCGTCTGCACCGCGATCTGAGCCTGGGCCGCTTGCAGTGCGAGCTGCTGTTTGGCCATCTCCATCTGCTGCGCCTCGGGATTGGGCTGGGCCATCTGCTCCAGAGCACCGATGAGTTCGTAGCGGTTGGTGAGACTGCTGTTGGTCAAGATGCCCTTGAGCAGCAGCGGCAGCACCGGGGTGTTGGGCCCCAGCGTTTGCAGCAGGCCAATGAACTGCTGCTGCTCGTACTCGCGTGCGATGATGCCCAGCGTGGCCGTCGGGATGAACTTCATATCTACCGACGGATAGCGCTCGGGGTCGAACTGCATGTAGCGGAACGCTGCTTTTTGAATGAACGGAATCAGGAAGTCTTCCTGGAAGTTCACCAGCGTGCGCTTGTACTTCTTGATGATCGTGGCCACTGCCATCGACATACCACCCGCATCACGCGCCGCTTGGCTCACCATGCCTTGGCTGTCGAGCGTGCCCGTCGATTGCAGCAGCATGCGCTCAAAGTCCTTGGCCGTGGCGAGGTTCGCACCGTCGGTGTTGCCAAACTTGAACGGGAACAAAATTTCGTTGGGGTTGCCGTTCGTCAGAATGGCCTTACCCGGCTTGACCTCAAACTTCGCACCGCGAGGCAGACGCGTGGCATCCATCGCCATCATGGGAGCGGTGGTCAGCGCCAGCGAGTCAAGGTGGCTACGCACCTCGGCATCAATGGCCTTTTGCATGTTGTAGGCCTTCTCGACCGTACCGCGACCGAGCAGGCGGTTGGGCACCGTATCATCTTGATAGGACAGCACGGGGCGATCCTTCATCATGTACGGGTTCTCTTCGGCTTTGAGCAGATAGCCCTCGTTGGCGATGACGACAATGGCTTCCACCAGATCGCTGTACTCATCGGCCACCGAATCATCGGGGAAGAGGTCTTCGACTTCGTTTTCTTCCGCAGCCTTCAAGTACTCACGCGGCACCAGGCCGTAGTACGTCAAGAGGCGAACCTTGTCGCTCTCGTACTGACTGATCTCCTGCGTCGGCTCCAGATCGGTGTCTTCGCCAGCGGGCTGGATGTTCACTTTGCGGTAGATCCCGCGCTCCATGCCCTCAACCACCTTGTGGATCGAGACATACTTCTCGATTGCCACGCCCATGCAGTCGTCAACGCTCGTGCCGTTGGGGTCAAACAAGAAATTCTTGGGGTTGACCGGCACAATCTTCACCGCAACGCGGGGCTTTTCGATCACACCGATGGCCGCTTGCCCCATCTGGCCAGGAATCGCCTGCGTAGCGGGGACAAACGTCTTTTCGGTCTTGACAACGATCTCGCCAATGCCCGTGCCGTAGATTTCGGCCATCAATTCGATCTGGTCAATGGATTTGCGGATCTTGTCCTGCTTGAAATCCTCCATCAACTGGGCTTTGAGCATCTCAACGTCCAGCGGGTTGCCGTCGATATCCTTGAGATCGTCCTCAATGTCGAAAAACTCGCCTTGGCCGAAGATCGCTTCCATGATCTCAGCGTGACGAGTCTCAACGGCCTGCTGCGTGGCGGGGGTCACCAGTTTAGAGCGCTCAGATTCGCGCATCTTGTCCTCCGCCGCCCACTGGCCACGGAAGATGCGCTCATACTCCAGGTACGAAGGCAGGAAGTTGGTGTCGCGCCAGTCGCGCCAGCGGTCGCAGTGATCCGTAACGAATGCTAGAAGCTCCTTGTCACCCTCGGTAGGTTCGTAGAATTCGTTAGGTTCCATAGTCACACCCCTGAAATTACATCCAGCGGTTGCCAGTCATCTTGTTCGTCCTGTTCGAAGTAAGATGTTACCGCAAGCTGGTCTATATATGATAGGGCATCAGGCAAGTCGTCATGAACTCCCTGCGCCGGGAACATTAGAAGCTGATCCGTGAAGGAGTCCCAGTCTTCGTCCTGATTTAGCACGATTCTGCCATGCTCAAAGCGTCCTTGCAACGACCAAATGATGCGATCCGCCTTCTTTCGGTTCCCGTGCGTCAGGTCAATGATATGCGCATAGACGTTATTTTTTCGCATCAGATCGCTCAAATACGGCAAAACCGCGTTTTTTAGCGATCCCCGCTCGATTCCTACAGACAACGGCCGGTAGTCTCGGATCTTCATCAGGATCTTTGCCGCCGTCTCCCGCACATCCCAGCGCCCGTGCTCGATTTCCTTGACGAACCACTTGCCATCGTCCGTCACCTTGACGATTGCAATGGCCGATTCGTCCAATCTTTTCTTGGCATTGGCCGCTTGTTTGGCAACTTCCTCAAACCCCGCCAAGTCCACCGCGATGAAGTAACTGCCGGTGTTCGGTTCTTCTCCGTACTTTAGCCATTCTTCCCGAAAGATGTTTGATCCGGCGTTGTCAAAGCTCGCCAGATATTCCTGCTTGAACGCAAAACTGGACAGCGTCTTCTTAGCCGACTCGATCTCCGTCGGGTCGATCAGCGGGTTGTCCTTGGTCGTGAAGTGCCAGCTCTTCCAATCGGCGTCGTCCTCGGCCTGACCCAGTTTAAAGAGGTCATAGAACCAATTTCTACCCTTGGGCGTTCCGATGAACATCGCCCGACCCTTCTTGTCCGACAAAGACGCCCGGATCACCTGCTCCCAGGCTTCTGGCTTGATGTCGGCCACCTCGTCCAGAACCGCAAAAGTCAATGAGACGCCCCGCAGCGTGTCGGGCCGGTCGGCGCCACGGACATAGATCCTGGCGCCGTTGATCATCGTGATGTCTAGGTTGTTGACGTGGCTGCTCGTAATGACCTCGCGCCCCAAGTCAAGCAGCAAGTCCCAGATAATCTGCCGCGACTGTCCCATGGTGGGACTAACGTAGAGCACCGCCGAGCCGGGCGGGCACTTGAGCGCCTCGATGATCAGCGCCGTTGCCGCCAGACGCGACTTACCGCAGCGACGTCCGGCGGCGATCACTTTGAAGCGGGTCGTGTCGGCGAAAACCTGCTGCTGCCAGGGCAGGAGGGAGAAGTTCAGATCAGACATCGGTCACATCTCCTGGGGCGGCTTCGATGATAGTGGGCGCTTCGCCGATACCGGTGATGTTGATCGTGACGGCGGAGCGCTGCCCCTTCTCCTTGTCGAACAAGCTGGTTGGAAGCGTGCGATCCATGCACATCTTAAGCGCCGCCATTTGACCGGGGTGGCCGTCGTCGAGGGCGATGTCGATCACTTTCTGGACGACGTTCTTGCCGCCAGACTTTAGCAGCATGTCCTTTAGCTCACGGATTTTGACCGTATCCGTTTTCGGTAGCGTCTTTGGCAAATTCACTTTTTCTCCGGTAAGGAAAGCTGTGTTGCCATTTTAGCTTTTTCGGTGGGGCGGAGGCACCGTCAAATTTACAGCGCCAGCCAGACCCCCTCCCCCCTATCAACAAGCCAAACTGTTGCGTGCAAACAACTGTTGTGTAAAAACAACAGTCTTGCGGGCATGGTAGCTAAAGACTATCGGCCGTGTGCAATCGATAGACAAGCAGCTACCCGATGAGAATGATTCTCATTTGCGTTTAGCCTGGAGGCGATCAGCGCGGGGGTGGAGGGCGGGCGGTGCTTCTCGGCCCTACCTGTAAATGATAATGATTCGCACCTAGACCCGCATGAAACCATATGCGAACAGGTCATATCAACCGCATTCTATATGCGTAGTACTTTAGTGCCCGAAAACGTCCAGGCGACGCGATCGTCGACCGGTCAAGGCCAGGGTAGCCTGATGCCAAAGAATCGCTTACAGGGCGATCTGGTGCGATCTGGCGCGTGTCGTCAAAACAACGATTTGTGGTCATTGTGGTCATGTGGTCATCGAGTTTGAGTTGCTGCCAAAACGGAGGGCGTGGGTCGCGGCGGCCCGTACTCCTATATATATATTATTTATTTCTATAACATCTAAACTGATGACCACAATGACCACACGCCCGCAAACCCGCGCCAGTGCTTGATCTCGCGTGGTCATCGCCATGACCACAACGTGACCACACATGACCACAAATCGCGTCGTATTAGGGAAACTACCTATGCCACCAGGTAGCAAGAAATCCCTTACAATCATCGACATGGCAAGGACGCCATGCACTACAGGAACCGAAAATGAAATTCACCGCACAAGAGATCCGCAGCATCCAGAACACCATGGACAAGCTGGCCAGCGTCGCCACCACCATGTGGGGCCGTGAGACCACCGACGCCGCCAATGCGCGGGCCATCGCATTCATCATCGGCGAGATGCGCGTCTGCGCCGATCTGGTGGCCTCTGACGACCGCCAGACCCGTGTGGCGGGTTACGACCGCCTCGACGACCTGCTGAAAGCCAAAGCCTAATCAACCCATGGCCCTTCGGGGCCTCATCTGGAGCACACCATGAAACAGTACGAATTCGAGATAACCCACCGCACCCGCCGCAATGTCGAGCGCGCCCGTGCCACGGCTCGCACGCCTGATATTGCCCGCTGGCACATCGTGGACTTCTACGGCGACCAGTTCGACGTGGCTGATCTGTTCTGCGATGTCAACCCGGCGCACCACGTCCTGGGCGAGATTGACTGCACCAGCCCTGGCGCTGAGCAAATGGTGGGGGTCTAAGCCATGCACAAATCCGAAGCTATCGCCACCGCCGACGCGCACCTGTCCAACGTCGGACTGCCGACCTACTCTGAGTTGCTGGCGCTCGCCCAGTCCGCCGCTGCCCTGGCCGCGTGGCACGTCCCGGCCCGCGAGGTCGCCGATCTGTCCGAGGTCGCACGCATCCGCCGCGCCCTCGAACCCCTTGCCATTACGACCGGCCTGGAGGCTTGAATCATGCATAACCGAGACTCTGCCGCCGCCCTGATCGTCGCCGCCATCTTGGCGCTGCCCTTCATCGTCTATTTCTGGAGCTTGCAGCCATGAACCTCTGGCGATTCAACCCCATCACAGGCTACTGGCGCATGGAGCGCGCCTGTACCCAAGACACCGCCGAGCAGTGGCTGGCCCTGTTCCGCGCGGATGAGCCGCACGCACACTTTGCCCTGTCGCGCTTTGCGCCCCGTTTCAACCCCTCAATGAAAGGCTGACCCATGCACGACACTACCCTAGACCTCACCGCTGACATCATCGACGTGCGCGACATCATCGCGCGCATTGAAGAGCTAGAAATCGAAGTTGAGACTTCCGGTGAAGGCGATCACATCGCCGAATGGAAAGCCCTCACTGCCATCATGGACGACCTCAAGGGCTGCGGCGGGGATGAGCAGTGGCGCGGCGATTGGTATCCGCTGACCCTGATCCGCGACCACCATTTCACCGAATACGCGCAAGAACTGGCCGAGGAAATCGGAGCGGTTGACGCTGACGCTAAATGGCCCAACAACTGTATCGATTGGGATCAGGCGGCGCGGGAACTGCAGATGGACTACTCCAGCGTCGAAATCGCCCACGATGGCCGCTGGGTTTCTTACTTTTACCGCTGAAAGGCTAAACCATGCACACCTACACCGAACAAGAACGCGCCGCGTACATGGCGGGCGATTACAAGACGGCCGATGCGTACGACCGCCTGGAGCGCCTGGAGACGGCCATCTACCGCCTGATGCACGCGGTAGGCAAGACCGACGACCAGGACACCCTTGAGGCCCTGGACAACCTGCGCGAGGTGCTCAAATGATCGTAAAACCCTGGGGCTTTGATATTGACGTGGATTTCGAGCTTGACGAGGGCGAACTGCCTGGGCCGCTCAACCCAGGCGTCGATCCCTTCGTCATCATCCTATCCGCCAAGGTAGGCGGGGTCGAAATCTACGAGATGTTGGGCGACGCGCAGTTGCTGCGCCTAGAGGCGGCGGTGGGGAGGGCCTGTAATCTATGATTTACGCTGTCCTGGCCCTGGCCCTTCGGGTTATACTGGGGCGCCATCGCTGATGATCCTTTTAGCCCCCTTAACCGGGGGCTTTTTCTTTGCCCATTGCCGAATGAAGAATTTGAGCGGCACTGTCGGGCGATAGCCCAGTTCCCAAAGCTGGCGGTAAATTTCGATCACTTCCCGCAGCCCGGCAGACATGTTGCCGTTGCCGACGATGCGTAGCACCTCGGCCTCGGATTCTTTGACAGTAGGGAAACGAATCACGAAACGATTCTCCGCAGGTCGGAATCGGACTTCTCCGACAGATCTGGCGCGCAGAACACCTGCTTCTTGTTCTGATATTCGCGCGATTTGATCCGTCCCCGATCAATCCAGCCGGCCTCCTTCAGGGCGTGGAACAGTGCAGCTTGGGGCACCTTCACGCCAGCGGGCATATGGGCTTGCAGGCGGTCGCATAGCGGATGGAAAGGGGCGCCGATCACGCCTGAAGCGAAGTCACCCACGCGGCGTTGCATCATATCAACCAGCATCGACTCAGCCGTGCTCATGCCATGCTCTACCATGATCGCCTTGGCTTCGGTCATGGGCGGCGGTGCGGTCGGGTTCCAGGCGCTCACATCCCGCGTGTGTAGATAATGCGATACAGCCGCAAAGCCGCCACGGTGTTGATACCAATTCCAAAGGGCCACGGCGTCTTCCTCAGGCAGACGCGGCAGGTCAGCCCACAGGCAGAACCAGCGGCGATCCTCGGACGGGATGGTGATGGCGGCGCGTTCGTTTGAGAATGCGACGACGAACACCCGGTTCAGGGCCATATACGGGTGCAAGCCTTTGCGGTTGACAGGCAACAACTCCGGGGGCGCTGCGATGATGGGCTTGAGTTGGTTTTCGAGCGCGCGGCGGTCCTTGGCTTCAGTTTGGCGTAGCTCGGCGATCTCCATCACTTCGCACTCGAGCGAATAGCCCCATTGACTGGTGATGTCTTCGTTCTTCACGAGGGAGCAGTTGGTCTTCGTGGCTCCGCCAATTGCCCAAAAGAAGGGGGCGAAAAGGGTGTCTTTTCCGCAGCCAGGGTTACCGCCCATCAGGATCGCGTGGTTGATCTTGTGGCCGGGGAATTGCACCTTATGCGCCAAAGCATCTAAGAGGTGCTCTCTTTCAAAGTCAATCGGTATAAGGCGCTCGACGTGACGCAGCCAGATCGACACGTCGCCCGGCACGGGTTGCGGGCGGGCGTTGCGCCAGCGGTTGCCGTATTCGTGCCCTTCGCGGTTGACGATCATCTCCTGCCCGGCCGCGTAGGTGATGCCGACCAGCGCCTTAGACCCCTTGTCCTGCCGGTTCTCGTCAAAGCAGACCGATGCTTCGATCTTGCGCTTGGCGTTGTGAATCGACTTGCAGCCGATGTGACGGAAAAGGGCGTTGAAGGTCGAGCGCGACAACTCACGGCGGTCTTGAACGTCGAAGTACGCGTCGTCCTCTTGGATGTAGGCAAACCGCTCCCACCACTCGTCGCGCTCCAGGCGGGCGGCTTCTTTGCGGTTGGTTTCGGCTTCGATGCGGGCGGCTTCGTCGGGGAATTCGGCCGTTGGCGTCAGTTTAGACAGGGCCGCGTCCAGGGCCGTCACCAGCACATCCTCGCGCAGCCCAGGCGTGTGCTTGGGGCCACCATTGGCCGCGACCCAATCTAGGAATACGTTTGAGTCCAGTTCGGTGCAGTGGCCGTGATAGCAGCAAAACGCGCGGTTGAGCGGCATATAGCGGCCCTCGACGCTGCCGTCGGTGTGCTGCGCGCTGTTGGGGCAGACGACGCCCGCCCAGCCTTCGTGGTTGGGTTTCGACAGCAGCAAGTTTTGCGAGGACAGCCACGCGAGCACGTCGTCTTGCCCCGTGTCGTCCATGCGGATCGGGCGCAGCACGTCGGTTTGCTCAGGCTGCGGCGTCACGCCCAGGGCGGCGCAGATCTCGTCCAGGGTGTATTCGATCTTCGGGTCGAAATGCACGAGCTTGGCCTCAAAGCCATTCATGCCGGGCTTGTGATTGATCGAGCCGGGCAAGCGAAAGTTACGCACGGCATTGCTCGCGCCAGGATCGGTATAGCCGGCCTCGGCAATCGCCAGCATCGCGCCTACGAATTCGCCCTTAGTGGGCTGCACGGAGAAGGCATAGCCCCACTGGAAGTTGCCCGGCGAGGTTTCGATCTTCCACGTCGGGGCAAGCGGCGGCTCTTTGGCCTTCGTGCCGATGTCGTCCAGCATCATCACAAGCACGAATTCACAGTTCGCTTTGCTGGCGCTGGGCACGCCATCCTTGAAGCGATCCACGATGAAGCTGGCGGTGTTGCCAAACCAAGCGCCAGGGCCTTTGGGCTTGAAGTACGCGGGCCAAGTGGCTTTGGGTTTGCCGTCGGCGTAGTTGCCACCGATCAGTTTCTGTTGCACGAAAAGCGCTGTCTCACCCTCGGGGGCCAGCGATGCGATGAAGTCAACGAAATTCATTTTTAACCTTTAGCGCCACACTCGTTCGCGGCGTATTGCATAGATATGCCCGACAGATACGTTGAACCAAGATGCAACTTCTTTTGCTGACCGCCCACTGGTTCGTATGACAAGCACAGCGTCTTCATCAAGTTTCGCGCAGGGATGCGCGGCCCTCTTTTTTTGCCTGCCATGCCGCGCGGTGTCGGCCACATTTTCTGCGGGGGTTCCATATCGAAGATTTGTGTAATGGTTGTTTTCTTTGTCACCATCACAATGAAGAACGTGCAGCCCTACAGGGCATTCACCAAGAAATGCCCGCGCTACAAGCCGATGCAGGCCAATTTGAGGCCTATCTACTCCGTTGCTTAGCGTGACGCACAGGTAGCCGTTACTCTTGCGCACGGGCGTCAGCATCCGCCCCTTACGAGTTGCAGTAGTATTGCCTCGCGCCCGCACACGCATCTCTTTCGAGCGGACTGACCCGGACTCGCTGATCTCATAGCGAGTTTCCCAGCCCGGTATCGGTACCCATCTCACTTCCCGTACCTCGACATGATTTTTGCTCCTACAGCTAATGGAAGATCAGCCGCCCATGCAGGCGGCTTACACATCAAAGCTTTGAGAACTTCACGAGACTCTTCAGCTTTTTCGGTAGGGCATTCTACAACGATTTCATCGTGAACTGTGAGGACTGTCTCTAAACCAGCCTCTTCGCAACCGCGCAGCGCATACCGGAGCAGGTCGTTTGCGGTGGCCTGTGTGATATTTTCACACGCCAAGCCCTTCCACAGACGACCGCGCGGCCACTCTTTTGCATCGGCTGCGGGTTTCCACGCAGATTTTGCGTAGGTCACCCCCTCGGCCTCCAGACGCGCGAATGGATAGCAAAGTACGCGGCCAGACGGCAATGCATACCAAAGGTGTTGGCCATCGAACATATAGACCACGCGCCCAGCCCGAAACTCGTGCCCTTTGTTGCGCATCGCACGCGTATAGGCTTCTTCCAGGCTCTGCCAGTACGCCACGGCCCAGGAATTCGCACGACGCCATGCATCGACAATGCGGCGGGCGTCAGATTCGGGTAAGGTTATGCCGTAGTTGCGGCCCATCGCAGCGAACGCGCCCACACCGCCAGCAAAGCCCAGCGAGAGAATGGCGACCTTGCCGATCTGGCGCTCGTCGGACTCGGGGCCGATCTGCGACTCGGGGATACGGTAGATGCCCGCAGCCTCACGCACATAGATGTCGCGCCCTGCGCGGAACACGTCCAACACCTCCTGCGCTTGCGGTTGATTGCTGGCCCACGGCGTGACGCGCGCTTCGACGGCGTTCCAATCGGCCACGACGAACTGCTTGCCCTTGGCGGGGATCAGTGAGGGCCGGAGCATTCCCCGTAGGACATCTGTAACGCGTCGCCCAAATCGTGGAACAACTGCATGGCCTCTGACCATTGCAGCTCTAACTGCTTCGGGTTCTTTGGCGCATTTGCGAGTGAAATTGTGAACCTGGGCTCCATAGGAGCTGGCGCGGCCGGTGGCGCTTCCTCCTGCGAATACGAAGGCCCCGCGAACTCGATCATCCTCTTCATCAGCAAGTTTTGCGAGGCGGCTGAACTTCGCAACCGAAGACGCCCAGAGGTCGTCCGCGCATTGGATGACTTCGGCCACATCGGGCGGGACTTCATCGGGATCCTCCATAGCGAGCAGGTTCGCTCGCACTGATTTGTCGATTGAATACTTGTCGTCTTTGAGCATCAGCGCCTTGGCACGCTCGCCCACACGCTCAAGCACCCACTCGCGCATCTTAGGCGAGCGCACGCTGGTGATCTCGCCCTTGGTGACTTCCACCACGATGCGCTGCACTTCCTCGGCTTCTTGCAGCGCGTACGACATCGCAGCCTTGCACAGCGGCACGTCTACCAGCACGCCCCGGTCGTTGACGCGCTCGTTAGCATGGTAGTCGCCAAGTTCTTCGGCGGATAGGGGGCGCAGGCCCTTGCTGACAGCACGCATGGCGCGCACGTCTTGCTCGCAGTACTCGATGAGTTCGGGCAGCAACTCGGTGTTGTAGGGCGGCATGCAGCACTGGCGAACCAAATGCGCACCCCGGTGGTCTTTCTTCATCGACGCACCGGCAAAGCGACCCACGTCTTCGAGCGAGCCAGGGGCGCAGTTAGCGCGGGCTTGCGTAGCGGTGCAGTAGAACTGCTCCAGTTGGAAATTCTGACCGAGCACATACCAGAAGATCAGGCGCTCGAACGCGGCGTTGTGCGCGTAGATGAGGCCTTTGTGATTCTTGACGCGCTCAGGGAACGGCTGCTCCGGCGTCCATGTGACGACATCTTCGTCGTCGAAGGCGTAGGACATGCAAAGCACATCGGTGCTCGCATCCTGCGCGTAGTTGTAAACGCCCGCGACTGTTAGGTCGCAGGCGCTACGGGTTTCAAAGTCAACCCAGAGAATCATAGAGAACACACCCTGCAAGTAGGGGCGTTCCCGTCACCACGGATCTTGCGCCCACTTTCAAACTCAACGGCCAACTCTTTCAGAGACGCCGGCCAAGTGTCGCGCTGCGGTGAACGGAAGGTGTGGCCGAGCTTTTCCTCAATCGCCACGCCCCTAGCGTACTCCTCGGGATAGTCACGCCAGAGATCGCGCCACTCGCCCAGGCGTTGGTACGGACACACGGCGCAATCAGTACGACGAGGGATTTCGACGCCGCGTTTAGCCAAGTAATCCCACACGTCCTGCTCTTTCCAACCCCACTCGCGCATTGGAAAGCGAATCTTCATGTCCTCGCCGTAGATGCCGCGCCGCGCCTCTTCGTCTGCGCGCAGGCCAACGTATAGCACCGACCCGTCGGGTAGCGACTCGAAGTATTTAATCGTGGGTTCTATCTTCAAGATGCGCGTGCACCATCTGGCGCGAAAGTTTGGCAGCATCTGCATCTCGTCGATCAATCCGTACAGGTCTGTGGTGTGGCCTACACGTTTGATTGGTAGACCAAGCATGCGTTCCAGCTTGGCCCAATGTTCCACCATCTCAGGCAGTTCGTTGCCTGTGGCGTTGCATATTAATTCGTAGTCGCGCGGCTCGACTTCCATCAAGCGCAGCGCCAGTGCGGTCGAATCTTTACCGCCGCTAAGTCCGATGACGTGTTTCATAGTAAAAAGCGGGAGCCGAAGCCCCCGCTCTCCATCAGGCAGCGCGACGACGACGGGTCGGGGCTTCTTCCTGCTCAGCAGCAGCAGGTTCGCCATCCATGCTGATCCACTCCTTCACCTCGATGATCGGGGGGTAGTTGCGGCCATAGGACTTGTGCTGATAGTGCTCCTTTTTGAGCAGCACGATCGCCACGGGCTTGTCCTGATCCTTCTCGACCTGATCGGCCAAGGCGACGGCCAGGGTCTGCACGGCGCGCTTGCCGCCGACAGACGTGGTCGTGAAACGCGCTTCGGTGCCTTTGTCGCCACCGGAGATGCACTTCAACGACAAACCGACTTGCACTTCCCAACCCTTCTTAGCGTTAGGCGGGGCGGCGTCAAGTTCGGGCAGGGGCTGGCTCACACTGACCATCTTCTCACCGAGCACCTCGCCGTCGCCCCAGGCAATGTAGCCGTGGACAAACGAGAAGGGATTGATGGCCCAAAGCGAGCCGTCTTCGATTTCGGTTTGATCCGCGCCGAACACCCAGTGACCGGTCTTGTCCATCTTGAGGATGGCAACACCGGCACCGATGCCACCCACGTCCGTGTTGATAGCACGAAGCGAGGTTGACAGCGTTGCGACTGCGGGAAGGTTAGCACCAGAGAAAGTTACGAGATTGGACATTATTGAACTCCAAGTTTAGAAAAAGCGCTCTTGAGTTGAGCGCCAAGTTGAAGCACCTCCGGCCTCGGATCGCTCCGATGCGCGAGGGTGCTACCCGAGCTGATGGCGACAGTGATGTCCTCGGGCATGGCGAGCTTCTTCTTTTTGAGAATCTTCTCGACTTGCGCCGGGGACGCCATCTCCATCAGCTCAGATTCGGTAAGCCCCAGGGCCAGCAGTGCTTCTTTGGCACCGCCCACCCAGGAGCGTGTGGCGCGCTTCGCCACAAGTTTGTGATCGGGCAGTTTGACGCCCGACTCCGCCATCTGGAAGGCCAAAGCGCGCAGGTCTTTGATCCAATCTTCCAGCATGTCGGCCTGCACGAGCATCGTATTAATCTGCTCGACGTTCAACTCTTTGATCTTCAGGCGTGTTGCACGCTCAATCGCGCCGTTCATCTGCGGGCAAACCGGCTTGGCGGCGCACCAGCGGCAGTGATCGCCCGTCTTCAAGGGGGCGTCCGGTTTTTGGGCAGTCTTGACAGCAGCGACTAGCTCGCGCTCGAACTGCTTGATGCGCTCGGGCGTTGTCGTCCAGCGTTTGATCGACGGCGGCTGCACGATGATGAGTTCGATCTCGGTCGCGCCATCGAACACCCAATGCGCATTGGGCGTGCGCATAGCCGCTGCGGCGTAGAACATGAGTTGCTCGTTCTCTTCGGCCGACACCGCCACGCCAGAGCCGAACTTCCAGTCCAGCACGACGGCCTTGTCGTCAATGCGGCCAAGGAAGTCGGTCGAGCCGAACACGCCGGGCAGCAGATCGCCGAAGTTCACCAGCGTCTCCACGGCGTACTGCATGCGGTCGTCGGGGTCGATCTCATCGAGCGCCGCCAGCGCTGGCAGCAGCTTCTCGTCGATGAGGTCTTGCGTGAGTTCCTGCTCGTTGTACTTGGTGCCCAGGAAGTCCTCGGGCAATGCCGTGTCGCTGTCGAGCAGCTCGCTGATCACGTTGTGCAGCAGCGTGCCTTCATCGGCGTATTTGCTGCTGGGCTGTGGGGGCATTTGCTGCACCAGGGCCACGCTGCCTGGGCAGTTGATCACGCGCTTGGCGGTAGAGCCGCCGACGATCTTTGAGTGTTGCACTGTCGTTTCCCGTTGTTGAACTTGGATGATACACCAAAAATTTTTTCTTGTGCAAAAGTTTTTTAGTGTGATAAAGTGCGGGCCATGTCGCTACCCAAACCATACTATCGCCCTGAACTGGGCCACCTTATCCGCACCGCACGAAAAGAAAAGCGCATTACACAACAAAAGCTCGCGATCCTCTGCGGGGTTACCCAGCAGACCGTGTCCGCTTGGGATAACGGCGCATTGCCTCATCTGAAGCACGTGAAAACGATTCAAGACGCACTTGAGATTGACATCTCCGCAGAGCTTAAAAAGCAGTTCGATGTTGCGCTACCAAGCGAGCCGGACTGGCGCAGCAAGTACGAGCAGGCCGAACACGAACTCAATGTGATGCGGGCGCGGTATAACGAACTTGCCCGCGCAGTGCGGGGTGAAGCATGAAAGAAGCCGAGATTGAAAAGCACTTCGACTGGACTGTCCAACGCATGGGCGGCAAGACGTACAAGTTCACATCGCCAAACCAGCGTGGGGTCGCGGATCGTATCGCATGCATGCCTGATGGCA